CGCCCGCGCCCCACAGGAACAGGCCTTCGCGCATCTCGCGGAGGCCGTCGTCCTCGTCGGGCGGCATGGCGCTAGGCGAGGTCGCTCGGGTCGGCGGTGATCTTGCGCTCGCTGATCCCCTGGTGCGAGCCGCTCGCCTCCCAGCGAACGATCCAGACGCCGCCCGCGTTGAGGTTGATGTCGACGTGGTATTGCCCGACGGCGTCCTTAACCAACTCTGCGTGCGTGCCGTAGATGTAGTTCGTCTGCGTGTAGTCGGGCGCTTGGATCGTCACCTGCAGCGCGCTCGGGTCGACCTTGACCTTGGTGACGTCGTAGGCGTCCGCGAAGTGCCGGATCAGTTGGCCCTCGTCGTAGTTCGTCCACGACGGGCTGAGGAAGGTACTCAGGTTGAGCGGCTCAGCCATGTTGTCCCTTTGCGGCCTGCCGGATCGGCTCGGCTACGTCGCGGTCGAAGGCTGCCGCTGCCTCCTCGCGGGTGCCCGCGCGCTCACCGCGCTTGCGGGGCTTGGCCTGGGCCTCGGGTGTCTGCGCCTCGGCGAGTGGTCCGCCTGCCGCCCCGGTCGGGCCGTAGGGGTTCTCCTCCGGCGTGCTCGCTTGCTGCGGCGCGCCGTAGGGGTTCTCCTCGCCGCTGCCGTTCGGTGATCCGAACTCGACGCCCTGCGGTGGCGTGTTGCCGAAGTCCGGTGGTCCGCCTCCGCCTCCCTGTTGCGCCTGCTGCAGCGCCGCCATCGCCGGGTCGACGTAGCCGGGCGGATAGACCTTGTCGACGACATCGCCGGGGTCGGAGAGTTCCAGTCCTTCGCCGAGTGCGACGCCGAGAAGGACTCGGCTCAGTTCGACGTTCGTGCCGTTCGGGTCGAAGGTCCGGGCCGTGGTGGCGACCGCGTTGACGAGATCGTTGAGGGTCCGGCGCAGTGGGCTCGGAAGGTTGAAGTCGTAGCTGAGGTCGCGCTTGCGGTCCTCGTCGTCCTCCTCTGCCTCGCCCTCGGCCTCGTCCTCTTCGGTGACCCCAAGGTCGAGCCGGTCCTCGTCGTTGGCCTCCAGCAGTTCCTGCGCCCCGGCGATGTCGCCCGCCTCGACCGCCTCGCGGAGCTTCGCCAGCATCGCCTCCGTCGGCGAGCCTGCCAGCGGGTTGCCGTTCGCCTCCGGTGAGGGTTGCGGTGCGGGTGCCCCTGCCTCCGGGGGCTGTTCGGCCTGTTCCTCGTCGGCCTTCTCGGCCATCTCGGCGTCGCTGAGATCCTCGTCCAGCTTGCCCGCCTCGATGGCCCGGTGGATGACCTGGTCGACGAACCAGCGGAAGATCTGCTCGATGACCTCCTGCCTCGACTCGACCGCCTTGAGGACGGGTAGCTCCATCGACGATGCGGTGGCGAGGTTGGCGCTGCCGATGTCGCCGAGGTAGTGCTGCGGGAAGTGGGTGGCGGCGCTGATCTGCGAGCGGATCATCTGCCCGTCGACGTTCGCGTTCGCCGCGTTGCTGTCGAGCTTGAACGCCTCGTGGCTGACGCCTTCGTTCTCGGTGATGATCGACCCGGCGCGTGGCCCGGCGACCTCGTAGTCCTCGTCGTCGTCGCCGACGTAGCGCGCGAGTTCGCTGCGGCGGCTCAGTGCCTTCTCCGCCGCCTTCTGCACCTGGTTCGGCGTGCCCTTGACCTTCCGCTTCATGATGAACGCGGCTGCGGCTTTGACCAGATCGGTGCGCGAGGTCATCATCTCGTTGAAGGCCGTTGCCCAGCGCAGGACTCGGTGCATGGTCGGGTGCCCGAACGCCGCCTCGTGCCCCTTGTTCACGGCGACGTGGTAGACCTTCCCGTCGCCGATCTTCTTCTTCTTCGGCCCGAAGCCCTTCTCCGGTTCGTTCAACCAGTGCTTGTAGTAGGTCAGCCGGTCCTTGCCCGCGATGGCCTGCGTATCAACCTTTGGCTGATCCTCGTCGAAGTCCCAGATGACCCGCTTCTCGCGGGCCACATAGAAGAGCACCTTGAGCCGGTTGTCGGGATCTCGGACGACGTTCTCGACGCTGTCGTGTGCGAGCACGCCCAGCTTGATCTTGCCGTCGTCGCCTTCGTCGAAGACGAGGATGAAGAGGTTGCTCTGCAGGCTGAGGTCGGTCCCGAGTTGCATCTGCGCCGAGTAGCCGGTGAGCACCCGCTGGTTGTCCTCGTCCTCCCACGCCTCGTCGATGATGTCCTGCACGCGCTGGTCGGATGCCTGCGGCTTCGGGACGCCGCGCCCGAGGGTGAAGTCGTTCATCAGTTCGGTCGCCGCGCCGAGTTGCGGATCTTCCCGCCAGGCAACGCGCGCCTGTTGCACTAGCTTTCGTCGCTCGACCGCCTTGATGTCCTGTTCGTTGCCGCCGACATAGTCAAGCGCGCTGTAGGCGATCAGGTCGAGTTCCTTGCGCAGCGCCCTACGGTCGGCGTCGCTCGCCTCCAGGATCTCGACGCGCTCGGTCGGTTCGATCCGCAAGGTGTCGCCCGCGAAGGCTTCCAACAGCCGCCGCCGGAACGTGCGGCGCTCGCCCTCTGGCTGGTCAGGCATCGTCGCTGTCCTCCGTCTTGCCCCCGGCAAGGGTTTCCATCACGTCTTCAAGGATAGCTGCCGCCTCGTCGTAAGCGGATAGCGCCAGATCGCTGTTGCTGATGCTCTCCGTCTGCACCCGGCAACTTCGCAGCATTCCGCTCGCCACGATCAGCAGGGTGTAGCGCGGGTCCGCGCCCCGGAGTTCGTCGACGACTTCGGCTCGCCCGGCAAGCTGTCCGCGCTCGTAGTTCCGCTTCAGGAGTTCGCGCGCCCGCTCGGTAACGATGCGCGGTTCCTCGTCCTCGCTCGCCTCCAGCATCCGACGAGCGTCGGCGGCCAGCTTGCGAGAGTTGTCCTTCGTCAGTTGCTGTCTGACTTGCTTGGCTGTCCGTTGCGGGGCACTCGCCTCCATTCGCTCACCACCTCCCAGCCGACGCTGATCTCCAGCAGCGTTCCCGCGTCCTCGACCTCGCAGCCGGTCGCGCCGTAGTCGAGGATGTAGAAGAGCCGGGTGCCGTTCGTGAAGTAATCGCCGCGTTCCACCTCGACGGGCGCGGCGGTCCCGGTTTTCTGACCCACTCGGCCACTCCGCTCAGACCGCAACGGGTGTCGGCCTGCCGGTTGTGCGCTCGATGTCGGCGCGCAGCTTTCGGTGCTCGTCGGCGGCCTCGGCGTCCCGCTGGCGTCTCCAGGTCGGACAGCCGGTGTAGGCCGCCGCGCACCACATCGCCAGCGACTTCGGGTTGTCGGCGGGCGTGAGCGTCTCGTGGGCGATCCGGCAGCGGCAGGACGGACCCCGCTCGGTGTCGTTGACGATCTCCCCTGCAGGGCATCGAATCTCCATCGGCCCTCAGCCTAACGCGCCCGACCAGCAGTTCACCGTTTCGACTCGTTCGCTCAGTCACCCTCCAACCCTCCCCTGTAGACGATGTCGGTGCCCGTGTCGCTGAGCCGCGCCCGCTCGAAGTCGCCGACATCCTCCAGTGGCGCGAGTTCTTCGCGCAACGCATCGTCGGTGCTCTGCCGCCAGATGTAGCACTCCTTCGCCACGAGGTCGTAGACCTCCGCCATCGCGAAGTCGTCCGGCCCCGTGCTCCGGTAGATGACCTTGTGCGCCCCCGTGTCCGGGTCACGCTCGACGACCCGGATCGGCGAGGTCATGTGCTTTTCGTAGTCGAGCGGTAGCTCTCCGGGCAGCAGGTTTCGCTGTTCGCGGATCGCGTCGAAGGTCGCGTCGAGCGCCTCGGTGCGCCGGACCCGTGCCATCCGGGTGTCCGGGTCGACCTTCAGCACCTCCCTCTGCGTGTCGCCGCCGAAGCTGACGAGGAACACGCGCCCGGCGAACCGCTCCGCCAGCTTGCGCGCGAGGCGGCCCTCGGGGAGATGATCGACCGCCGCCATGTTGACGTTGTAGCGGTCGAGCAGTTTCGCGACCTCGTCGAAGTCCTCGACCTCACCGATGAACAGCGCGAACTTACGATCCGCCTCGACGCCGCTGATACGGACGTGAAGGCTGCGAACAGAAGCGACGTCGATGCCCATCGTGACGAAGCCCTGCCCCCGGTACCGCTTCGCCCGCAGCGGGATGTCTTTGCGCTGCGCCGCCCGGATCGCGTCGTGGCTGAGGCGGCCCTCGCTCGGCGCGTATGCCTCGCCCAAGTCCTTGTTGAAGTGGACCTGTCTCTCGGAGGGTGACGTCCGGTGGTGCGCCTTGATGATCGTGCGGAGGTCACAGTTCGGGACGATCAGCCTCGGGACGTGGTAGCTGCGGATCTCGCGGTCGGGAAAGGCAGCGACCCACTCGCCCCCGGCGACGTCGAGGGGCAGCCCGCACTTCGCGCAGATGATCTTCGCGTGGTCCTCGTCGACGTTGTCGTCGTAGTTCGGTGTCTGCCGCTCACCGCACTCGCAGCGCACGAACCATTGCCGCTGATCGCCCTCTTGGTATAGCTCGTCGATGCCCCAGCCGGGGATGCTCGGAACGCCGACCCGTCGGATGCGCCCCTCCAGGGAGCCGGTGATCCGTCGCTCGGCGTCGGGGATGTTCTCCTGCCGCAGTGTGTCGTATTCGTCGAGGCAGAGGACGTCAGCGTCGACGGAGTCGAGGTCCGCCTTGGATTCGCTGCCGCGTGCATACAGCCAGCCGGTGCCGACCTGCTTGAGGCCCTTGTTGTTGACGTGGGCGTGGGGGATGCGCTTGCTCAGGTAGGGGCTGACGAGGATCGCGGCCCTGATTCGCGCGTCCGCAAAGTCGTACATCTGTTGCCGCTTCGGGAAGATATAGAGCGAGTTGAGCCCGCCGATGTCCGCGTGGTACATGGCCCACCGCAGCAGGTAGGCGCTGATTCCGACCTGGGTGCTTTTCTTGATCACGAGTTCGCGGTCGTGGGCTCCGTGGTCGCTGTATAGCTGCCGCTGGAAAGGGAAGCGGTCGAAGTCCAGCGTGCCCGACTTCGGCTCCGGCACCTTCATCGCCCAGCCGAGGAACGGCACCATCCGGTTCGCCACCTTCTCGTCGCGGCGGAGCAGGAACTCGGCGGTCACCTCCGTCGCCGGGATGCCGTCGAGGGCGGTCATCTCAGGCACCCTTCACCTCCTTGCCCCCGGCCTCGATCACCGGCAGGTCGTCGCTGTCCGTGATCTCCACGAGATAGCCGTCCTCACCGATCTCGACGTTGAGGCTCGGGTTCAGCTTGCGGACCACGTCCAGCTTCGCCTGCGCCGGGATCTGATCCTCGTAGCGGTCGAATATCTCGACGATGTCCGTTGCCATCTTCCGCGCGTCGAGTTCGACCCGCAGCGTCCCGAGGTCATTCGGGAGGATGCCGGTGCTCTGCATGACGTCGACCACCTTCGTCATCGCGTCAAGCCGTCGGCTGATCGCGGTGATCCGTGCGCTGCCCCGCGACTTCGCCGCCGCCTGCGCGAGTTCGTCGATGGCCGCCTCCATGCGCAGCAGCCAGTCCTCGATGATCTCGACCGGCTGTTGGCCCCGGAACATCGCCCCGAGGTCGCCCTTCTGCTCCTTGATGATCCGCCGGGTGGCGTGGTGGCCCAGGTCGTAGGAGGCCGCCAGCGTCGGGATGCTCGCCCCTCGGAGCCACGCCCGGAATATCTCACCGTCCCGTATCCCCTTCTCGATGGCGGTGCCCTTCGGCCCTGGCTTCTTCGGTGGCCCTACCTTTTTCTTAGCCGCCACCAAGCTCCTCCGCTGCGTTCTCCAGCGCCTCCTCGGCAACCTGCACCGGGTGTCGGTCGCCGCCCACGCCGTGCCGGACGATCTCCGCGAGCGCCGCTCCGTAGATGTGGCGCGCGTTGAGTTCCCGCTTGTAGACGGCCAGGGTCAGCGAGACCCATGGCACGCACTCGCCGGACCTCGTGCCCTCCATCCAGCCGACGGCGCGACCGGCTGCGAGGTCGAGGACGCGGCCGGGTTCCGGCGGTTCCGGCGCGGCGGCGAGCCGTTGCAGGCCCTCGCAGTCCAGCGTCCTGGAGTGGTAGCCGCCGCAGCGCCCGCAGGGTTCCTCGACCTTAGCCGTCGGCATTGTCGTCCTCGACGTTGTCGGCGTCCGTAATCCCGACGATTGCGCCGCCGACCGATCCCTCCAGGTCACCTGGCCCGCCGGGTCCGACCGCGACCGCGTGGTTGGCCTCCTCCAGCACCATCTGTCGGATGTAGCTGATCGCCCGCTTCGCGTCGGACTCGCGGGTGTAGCCCTCGCTCACCATCACGATCTCGCCGTTGCCTCCGACCAGCCTGACGAACCACTCGCCCGCCTTGTTTTCCTCGATCTCGTAGCGCGCTGTGCTCACCGCAATCTCCTTTTTCGGGGTTTCGCGGCAATTATCGCGCAGGTGTCTACCGCCCCCGTTCGGCGACGATCTTCCGCACCGTTTCGGCGTTGACTCCGAGGGTCCGCGCGATCTCCCGCCGCGACAGGCCGTTGTCCACAGCCCGTCGGATCGCCCGCTCTGTCATCGGTGTGATCTTGGTCGCGTCAGCCCGGCGCGGGTGGCCCGGTTCGCGGTGCCTCGGGTTCACGCATAGTTTGGTCCGGCAGATCGAGCGCAGTGGCAGGTCCGGCGGCGGTGGACGGCCCGTCTCGCGCTCCCACACCCACCGTGGGGCGCTCCGCATGCCTATGGTGAGGTGGATGCCCGGATTGCCCCTGGCGTCCGTCCAGCCCGTCCACAGCCAGCAGCCGGTGGCCTCGTCGATCCGCCAACGGTCCCTTGGCTCAGCCATCGCGGGCCTCCACATTGAGCATCGGGCCATCGTCATAGATCCGGTCGCGG